TCAGGTATTTTTTGTAAAATTTTTGACTTCCCTATTCATAGAAATTACTCTTTCGATCATGTAAATTGTATTTTTCTTATCGGTTCCAACCAGTTCAAATTTCATTTCGTTTGGATAGTAATTGAATGTTGCAACTATTCTAGTGGTGAGCCTGTAGGAATTTGATACAGCTCTATCAATACAATTTTTGAAAGATTCAATTATTGGAAGATGATATTCTTCCACTTCAAAAATGTCCTCTGTGTATATGATTTCAAAGTCTAGCATCTTGCTAAACTAAAAGCTGAATGTTATGCTTAGAAGTATTGATTGCTAGATTTCCTGTAGTTGCAATCGTTTGTATTTTTTCCTTACATTTGAAGTAAATCAAATTTTATGAAGGCTTTAAGTAAAAAAGAAATGGCGAAAATTACTGGAGGAGTAGACAAGAAAGATATAGTACGTCCAGGAACACAAGGGAATAAAAATCTAAAATAGTTTAATCAAAACCTTTCCAGAATAATTCATTTGTTGAGTTTGGAAATTGTAGTCAGCGCCAACTCCAAAACCAATATCTCCTTTGTGAATATACATTATTGAAGCGCCTGCAGATTCTATAAAATTCACTTGATTTACTCGCACTTCGGGCATCACATATATTCCACTACCATATTTGACAATCTTCTTTTCAATGGTATTAGTAATGGTTTTCACATCTACTTCCGCAGTAACTTTGTTTTGGTAGATCGTGCCATCAGTTAGAATTTCGCTGTAAATTTTCGCGTTATCAAGCTTGGTAGTATCTGTATACTTATTGAGGTTTTTTACTTTGTCTTCGTCTCCTTTTGGAATTGGAGTGTCTCTGTATACTGGAACAACTCTGTCTTGATAAATTATTGTAGGTTGTTGTGTAGGTTGCTGAAGCTGCATTCTATTATTGACAGCTTCCTCGATTTCCTTTTTAATATCAATTGTTGTGGTCTTTGTCTCAGTGACAACTTCTTTTTCTGGAAATATTGCCTTTTGAAAAAGGAGAAATAGCACCAATAATACTATGGCAACATCTTTTATGTTGAATGACTTTTTCATAATTTAGGCTTAATAAGTTCAAAATGTGGATAATCATCGAATGATTGATCGTAATCTATGATTCCGTCTGAATCCCAATTTGCGCCCCATCTGATTAAATTCGATGTTTCGCCTTTGGTATATAATTCATTTGCACATGAATCAATCAGACCTGCTATATAGCCTAAAGTAGTACGATCATAAGCTATTTTTCGTCTAGTTTCCAAGTTTGGATGATAAGCGAAAATGTCAGCCGCTTCACTAGGTATTTTATTATGCTTGCCAATTTTCTTATAACCATCTATTTTTGATTTCCCCTCCTGGAAAAGTTGGTATTGTCTTGATTTGGATCTATGTCCTTCAGATATTCCAAAATCGACCTTACTTCTAGATATTGCTAGATTCATTATCTTCTGCAAGTCAGTATGACAAGTAGAAAGCTTTTTTGCGCTGTTTTTTCCGAATTTATAATTCATTATTTCTCTAAATTTTTAGGATCTACATATTCCACATCTACTTCAATATCATTTATTGATTTCTGGTCACTTTCTTCTACATCTAATTTTCCAGCAATTTTCTTAATAATTCCCTTTTCAAGTAGTGATATGATTTTGTCAAAAAATGACAAGAACTTTGGCTTTGTTCCAGAGCGCCTTTTTATATTCTCGCCAATTGAATGAAGCTCATAACTCATGGCAAGGATGTTAAGTAAAACACCAATAAGAAGAACGCCTGAAGATACTCTGACGTAGCCTAATGCAATTAGAAAAGAAGTGATAAATACTAGCAAAGCATCTACCAAAATTACACCTCCTATTTTTCCGAAGGATAAATACAGTTTATCAGACTCTACCCAATCGGGATTCGACTTTGACTCATATTTTGAAGCAATCAATCCTGAAATAAAATCAAAAGCCCAGAAAATGAGATACAACACAATACAACATACTATTGATAGTATAGGTAGTTCCAAATCACTGGCATTTGCATTCTTAAATATTCGTTTAAATCCACTCGTGAATCCAAAACTAAAAGGTATTGAAAACAACAAAAGTGAACCATTTTTATAGGTAATAGCCTTAGCAAATAAACTAAGTCCAAGTATTTTATGTAATAATGTAATTTTCATTTTTTATGGTAGGTTAAAGTTTAATCTAAATTAAAATCTACATTGAGTCATTTTAACATAAGCTTGCCAACGAACAGTTTCAGAAGCTTCTCCAAAAACTCTAATCACTAACCCATCACCCAAGCGCTCTCGATTTTGCTTGCCAAGTTGGTGATCCTATATTTAAAGTCATTGGAATATCTACATCTGTCCCAGAATTATCTACTCTTGTAGTGCCTGCCTGTTTGGTTAAAATATGTTTGTTTTCAAATGTTGCTACTTTACTACCATCTGAGTTCATCCCTATTACAATTACTTCTAGTATTGCTGAAGAATTATCTGGAAGCTTTACTGTTGAACTTCCACTTGGTAAATCAAGAATCGTAGCATCACTATTAGTAGTGTCCTCTCTTAGAATAACTTCTCTAACTTGAAACAATCCACTTTCACTATCATTTGGACTACCTCCAGAAAGTATTCTTTCATCATTTGAAAATGCCTTTCCTTTCCTTCCACTCATTAAAACTTCGTTAAACCCATCTATCTCACCATCTCTACCAAATAAAAACGAGCCTTTTCCGTTTACTTTCAGGTTCCATCCTATGGCAACCGAAGCTTGGCCATCTACAAATATTCCGTTCCCATATCCAAAACAGCCGATTGTATCAGGATCATTAAATCCCGCCCATACTCCTTTTCCTCCTACAGTATTGAAAGAACCTTTTGATCTTCCATAGGAACCGCCAATAATTGTATTATGCCCATTGGAATTTGGCATGTATCCATGCGCTCCAAAACATAGGCTCATTATTGAATTACACCAATTATCATAACCGAGTGTTGTAATTAATGTAGGTTCTGCATCTGGATCATCTTCATCTGAAATCACTAGCACTTCCAAATATTCTCCAGCTGGTGGAGTCTGATCAAGTTGCACTTGAATTTGAGTAGTATCATACCCAGAAACCGTTAAGCCATTTCCTGGGTATGATACAAGTATGATTCCATCACTTCTTAATCTTACACATCGAATATTTATAAAGTTCAGATTCTTAATTGTAAAAGGCGCGACTACAGTGAATTGATTTTGCACACCATCCCCAACAAAATCAACTAGGATGTTTTTTTTGCCTACAACATTAGGTTGGTCCTGAGAGCCGCCAAAGACATTTGAAGCTGCTATATTATCGTTAAGTAGATTTATCGGTTCTCCCCCGATATTAAACTGTTGAACTTCTATTTCAGAGTATACAATACTGAGTAAAGCTCCAATCAATGAGGATGTGTCTTGATATACAACTCCTTCTACTTGTACACTCTCTAGTTTAGTAGGTTCTAATAAAATTAAATTCCCATCATGAATACATACAATTTTAATTGCATTATTTCCTACTGGAAAAGCCATGAACACTTTACTGTAAGGTATTCCGTTTAATGAAAATCTTTTATCATCTATATTTTGAATAGTGGCTATCATTGTATTACTCTTGATTTAAATGAAGCTTTTTCGGTTTTGGAACAATCGGAATTACAATTCCAACTTGGGTAATCATTAACGTTTCTTTCGATGAACTTTTTCACATCTTCAAAAACAGTATTTGCATCTTTTCGGTAACTGTGGTAAAAATTTCTTCGTTCTTCTATTGATAAAGGTTCTGAATGAGTAGATTTCTTTGTTACAAATCCGTGAGAAGTACTAACCACATTGGATTTTAAAATAAATCTTGCATAAGTGAAATATGATAGAACTTTTGCAATTCCAGGAAACATGTAATTTCTTCCGTTGTACACATAGCTTCCTCCATCAATCAGTTTTTTCCAAACTTCCTCTTCTTTTTTAGTGATTAAATCATAAAAAAACTCTTCACAGAGCAATGTTTTTAAGTTAAAATCTTGAGCTTCTAGAATGTATATATTGAATTGATCTTCAGTTACACCTATGGCAACTTGTAAATATTGTTCAACAGTATTTTTATTAATTAACAGTTCCATCTTCAAGCAAAGAGTATTGTTTAATGGTCCAATTGTTCTCTGAATTTATAGGCTCTTTATAATTTCTGAATAACTCAGAAAAAAGAGTCTCAACTTTATGTCTAGTTTTTGCCGTTATGCGATTGTATACGGCTTCCCAAACCTTAATATCTTCACCTCCTGAACTTCCTAGTTTGCCCTGAACAAAATCTAAGAGTTGCGCTGGTATTTTGTAAACTCTTCTGATATAATTTGAAGCACTTGTTTCTATATGCTTATATCTGTCTGGCTTCTGATCACTTTTGATTTGTCCAAAACGAACATTTCCTTCTTTTTCTGAATCAGTATCCCAATCATCTTCAATCATCCACACAGAGCTTGCATTTTGCACTCCTGTGACTTTTTGCGCGTCTTTTACAAAAGCATCTTCTTTTGTTCTGTTTTCAAAAGGTTTATGACGAATTGTAGTTATATCATTAAATCCTCTATGTACCGTTGAGTTGTAGAAATACCCAATTTGATTTTCAGTATCAGCAAAAGTATAAGCAGTTTCAATACGGCTTTTAGGATAGGTTTTCTTATTGTTGAGTTTAAAAAATAGTATTTGACCTTTGTAGTTTTCCCATCCTCCAGCATCATCAACTTGAGCTTGTATTATTTTGGGATCAGGATTATAAACATCAAATACGTCTACCTCATTCTTTTTTAGATATTTCCCCCAGCCTTTAGGAGAAACAACAACTTTTCCAGAGTAACCTTCACTATCTTTTTTTCCTACTCTACAGAGACTATAAGGGATGACTTTAAAACTTTCTTTTTCAAATAAGGAATTATATCTAACATGAATAAATGCTGCCTGGTGTCGTGATATAGGTTCACTTATATCAAACAACAAATCATTTGGCGTGTATAGTTCCCAGTTTTCATTTAGATTGACTTTACTAAAATCTATTTCAAAACCACCGCCGCCAATGAAATCAGCGAACATGTCAGAACATTGTAGAGCTGTAGGACTAGAATCAATTAGGTTTTCAATAATTATAGGTTTGAGGTTGTCTTCGCCATTGAAAACAACCCCAAATCTTTTATTGAAAACTTCTCTTGTTTCTTCTTTGTATGCCTTTACAACTCGGCTTTTCATTCTTATTATTCTTTGTCAGAGTTTAGAATTTCCTTGATTTTTTCAAGCTCTTCATCAGTTAGTTTTTCTACTTTTTTGCTGATACCATTAACAGTTGTCGCTTTAGTTTCGACACCTACTTGTTTTAGTAATTCCAGAGCTTCCGCAACTGGGAATAAATTGCCGTCTATTTCTACTTTGTCATGATCTTCATCATTTAACAATTCTTCTAAATTTTTCGGTAGAGATTGAAATAGACTTGCTCTGTTAGGATTCTCTCTTAACAATTTAATTGCTATTTCATCTGTAATGTTATGCTCAGAGTAAGCTATTGAAGTGCCTGGAACAACTAACACCTTCCCTTTTTTAAGTAAGAAGAGAGATTGATTTTCTTTTTTTTCCATCGGATTTAGATTTACGTTTTTGATTTTATTTATATAATGAGGGGTATTTGAAGGACATCCGGTACATGTTTCTCCAAAAAGAATTACATGAAGTCTAAAGATGTGTTTTAAATATGAGATTCCATTCTCATCTTGTCCCTTCAATAAAGTGTTGAGATCAGAACTCTTAATGAATTCTATAAGATTTATATCTTTTTTAAGCAGTATACTCATTAGCTGTAATCCAAGCTTCGGTGTCCGCTAAAGTTCCTTCTGACCAAATCTTCAATCGAGTTCCTTCTTCTTCTCCTTCATTTGTGGCTAAAATTAGAGTAGTTGTACCACTATTTGCAGAACTATCAAAATCATCATTAATAATCTCCATTCCAGATTCAAGTCCAGCAATTCTGTACATGGTTTCTCCATTTTCTCCTCCATCAATCATTTTATTGATTGTTCCAACTCTAGCTCCATCAACCAATTCTTGGATTCTTTCGCTTTCATTTTCACCTACGTATGTTAAAATCAATTCATCAGTATGTAAGTAACCTTTTCCATAATCTCCAACAGCAAGAGCATGTTTTACTTTTTTACCCTTGCTAACGGTGTCAGCAGGATATATTTTTGCTCCAGCCTTTAATACAAATGCCGTTACTTTTGTTTGTCTGTTGGCTAACTGAGTTCCAACAATATCTACATCATCCCAATTAAAGTACCACTTCTTTGAGACTCCTTGCTTTGGTCTATGCCCACATTTATGAGCGAACTTACCCGCTAATTTTCTATTACAATCTGCCATGTCTTTTACGCTTTTAGTTTATTAAAATGCTGCTTTTATAGCAGTTGGATTTGGAATTTTAAAATCTAGCATCATTCTACCTTTTATATAGAAATTCTCGTCACTTCCTCCAACATATTCAAATGTTAAGTCTTCTAAAGAGCTTTCTTTATCTACTCCAATTTGTAAGTTCGATCTCTCAGCAAATAATGCGAAGTGAGGTATATGAAGTCTTGCTCCGCTATTAAAGTCTTCAAACCTAGTTATATCATAGGTTTTTACTGATTCTAATTTCTTACCCCAAACACCAAGAGTGGAAATTCCTTGTTTGATATTCTGTCTTTCACTTTCTAATTCTTTAGTAGTGAACATATTTGCATAATTCATGAATAAAGAATCTGAACTTAAAAGAGAAGCATTTTCGGGAACGTTATACGCTTGCTGTACCAACTTAAAGAATAAATTCTTTGCAAAAGATTCGCTTAAGTTGTTTTGTGCAGCATAGTCTGCACCCGCGTTTTCAGTTAAATCAACGAAATTTTTTGCAAAAGCTGGCATTGTTTTGAAATACTGCAATGTTGGCATTAAACCTTTATCTATTAAGTTATAGAAAGGTGCGAAGTTTGCATCAGTAAGAATATTTGTATCAATATTTTCATTACCAAATAATACTAAAGCGTAAATATCTCTAGCAATTGCTTTTTTTACAAAATCGGATACAAAATCTAAATATTCAGTTCCCGTTAAATCCTTTGCTTCATATCCATTTTTCCACATCCATTGCTCAAAAGATTCTTTTATTTCTGAATAACACATTTTTATTCCAACTCTGATTTCACGCGGATCCCATTCTTGTTTAATGAAATCGTTAGAAACAGTAATAAATGTATTATTACAACCTTCCTCTTTACTAATAACATGCTTGAAAGGTCTAGCTACAACGATTTGCTTTTTCCCTTTAATGTTAGGAACTACTGTGAAGTGTTTATTTAGCTCATCTGTAAATAATTCTTCTTTTACAACGTCTTTAATAGCTGAAATGTTTCTTGTGTCATCAGCTACATTTTTCAACTCTTGTACTATATCTACCATTTTCTCTTACTTTTATTGATTTTCCTTTTTTCTTTTCTCTTACTTTTCCACTTTTCAGCAGTACTTTCTGAGAATTTTTTGTTCTTACCTCCAGTTTCTTCGGCGTCAGGAACTTTATAATCTTTCGATTTAACACTTCTAGCTAGAGTGTTGAATTTGGTATTGAACTTTTCAACTTCATCAGCTACCAATTCGATTGAACTTTGATTTTCTTTTAAATCAATTTGATATTGGGTTTGGAATGCATTGAAAGAATTAGCTAAATCATTAACTCCCTGCATTACTTCGGACATAGTAGGCTCTTCATCACCACCCTCTGGAGTGTCTGGTTCTTTGATTTCTGAGATAGCACCCTCAGTGATTACCCAAGTAGCACCGTTTTTAATTACTAAATCTCCGTCTGCAACTGGAGTACCATCTTCATTAACGACCTTATCGCCAACTTTAGGATTTTCATCCTCAGTAACAACTTTGACAATACTTCCAGTTGCAGTAGTCTCTTCAATGTCAAAGGAATTATTACTGAATTTCTTTTTTAATTTGTCTAA